CTGATACTGACCTCATTCAAATCAATTGAAAGCGGAGTAAAAGGTGCCTCAGGAGCATCCTCTCCTGATACAAAATCTGAATGACGCATCATCTTATCACAGAATTCGAAGATACGACAACAAAAATTTGCTTTTTCTTTTAACGAAAACAAAGGGTACACACTCGCTATGTTTTCTGTAGGAAATTGACAATACAATAACCTACTATAATCTAATATTGGATTCATTAACCTAATCTCTTCATCAATAAGCTATATTGTACCTCGTAAGAACGAACTAACAACATAGCAGCTTTGGACCTAAGTTCATAAGGAACTCCAGACTGAGGGGAACTGCACTTATCTTTTAATACATTCCTAAAATAATTAAAATAATTTTCACCATGCATACAAGATTCAAGCATACTCTCATCGATTAATGTTATCCAATTCTCAGTTTCATGAGCTTCAACCTGAGAATAATTAAAACAACGCTCAATAGAAGAACGTTTTAGAGGTGATAAAAATATACCTCCTGGCAATTGATAAAATGAACGTTTTAGAAAAGTAACCTGATCTAAATCGTGCACAAAATTTCCATCTCCATACTTATTGGCAGGGGTATACTTTTGATCTAAATGTTCACACATAATTTTTGAAATATTTTGAAAATTAAACACATCCTTATATAAATTACTAACTGAATATAAAACATCATCACCATAAAACACAATTTTAACATTATCCATATACACTTGCAAATCACGCTCACCAGTTAGTTGAATAAATGTGTACCAATGATATAAGCTATTAACAATACAATTAAGCACAGTGGTTAAAGGATTTCCTGATTTATTTCCACGTAACGTTCGATAAACACAATCTCCCGAAGACATAAAACTATATAAGCTTTCATAAGCACAAGCATAACGTGCATCTGTCCACCTGTCATTGGGACACACTGCCTCTATAGTTTTAATAATTATTAAATATGCTGCCTTATAAAACGCAGGGGGAATCGCTCTATCAAAATTTCCAAAATCCGCATCACCAACACTTGGAAATACACCTATATGATGAGCAATTTTCGACCAATCTGAGGAAATCGGATTAACACCTATTGCATGAGATTTGGCTATTCCTAATTGAGTATAATAAGCCTTATATCTACCAAATAAAAATCTAGTTAGTAACACTATATCTATAGCCGGTGAAGAAAATGTACGAGTTTTTCCTATTTTAACTGCCTCAATTGGCCGCAATTCATCTTTCAAACAATCTTTCCACAATGAAAACGTCACTTTTCCTTTCTGAGCTTGTAAAAGCTTATTATAGAAAATTGCTCGCAAATCTTTCGCATTTTTATCATCTCGCCAAGATATATTACCACTATCAGATATATTAAAAACATCACGCTTATGTTTAAGACCCGGAATTAAATTAAAAGGCACACCTATACTTGACCTAGTTTCTAATTTTTCATGAAACTGTATCATACTATTTCCATTCAACATTTCATCTTCAGCTAGTACACCGTCACTCACAGTACCAATATTCCAATCATCCTGTTTAAATAACATTGTATCATATTCAATTTGAGTTCGGACCATATAATCTAACAAATCAAAATCTATATTTGAATAATCATGAGCCCCAAATTTCGAAGTTTGTGTTACTAAAATTGACGGTCTATTCATATTATCTAACAATAAATTTGAACGATCATCCATCCGCTTATCATCATTTCGCAACACAGCAGGTTGTTCTAATTCAGGAAATGCGCCAAAGAAAGGAGTCTTCTTAAATACACTTCCCCCATTCCATGGAGCAGGATGAGAAGTATATTTTGTAGATCCTAAAACTACTACATTACCATGAGGCATATCCACAGGTGTATCATTAGAAAAATCAACAAGGTCAAAGAAATTATTAAAATCAGATTCAGTATCTAAACAACACACTCTAAAATCTTGCAATATGTTATAGGGACGTTGATACACCAAACCTTGCGGCTTAACATTTATACTACCTAATAACTCATCAATATACTCACGACATACTAAAATTGAAAACGCATAATTTGGCCCACCAATAACATGCATTCCTAAAAGTTTATTCGACATTGCAGTATTATACATTATTATAGGTCCACCACAATCTCCAGCTGTTGTTGGAGACCCTGCCACACTAACACCTATAACTTCAAATCCGGTGCGAACAATATTATTACCATCAACTAACATTCTTTCTTTCTCTCGAAAACTTGCATTTGCCAAATAACTTAAACCACTATTTGGAAGATAATGAATAACAGGGACACTAGAAGGAATTTTTGAAATTTGATCAAAAGTAGGAATATGATTCAATAACAAATTGGAAAAGTTTTGAAAGGTTTCAAAAGGTATTTGAGTTTTAAACTCATCAGTAATTTTCGCTGAAATTGATTTTATTGATTTTGTATCAGCTAATTCAGCTAATGCCAGATCTCTGTCAACATTAATAGTTAACACCTTAGCTAATGTACGACGAAGTTGAGATTTTAATGGAGAAACACTATTATGGTCTAATGTAGATACAACAACCCAACTCTTTCCGTGCTTCTCAAACACTTTCCTATTAATTAAATGTGCAGGAAAAATAACATAATTTTGAAAACCCCAACCTAATAAACTATTACCAACTACTGCAGCTTCCGCTGCAACCAACAAGGGTGCAACGCCAACTAAACAATTTTTCTTCATACTAGACAGAAGCATTAAAGCATTAGGATCTGATTTAACTTGAAGCATCAATTCTGGACGTAAATTACCCTGCATACGCAAAACTTCTTGTTCTATATCGGATTTACTAACGGACGATGATTTATCTAAAGGAACTAATAAATTATGTCTAATTAATGCTTCAACACATATTTCACGGGTATAAGTTTCTGAGTCTAAAATACCTAAATTTGAAAAGAAAAGATTATCACTCAAAATAAATAATAACCACCATGCATAATCTCCACAAAACCATGAGTTATTAAAACAAATTTCAGGAATATAAATATGAGGATGACGATTTTCAATAACCCAATTAACAACATCCATTAAAAAGTCAACAAAACCATTTAATGTAGGAGACTTAACTGTACGTACAAAACACCTATCGGTAATAAGATCTTTAACTTCTACATCCAATGCAGTTGAACTATTATAAAACACCATGGGGGATTTCATCCAGTCATCAATTGACACACTCTTATCAACATAGTAAAAAGTATCTAAATTATCACATACCTCAATCAAAGGAGAACGCTCGAAATTCCATTCTTTCGTAAAATTTTTATAACACATATACAAGCCTAAATTAGAACCATTAAACACTTTATAAATAATTCTAAAGGCTACATCCAATGGAATCTTATCTAAACCCATACCAATTAAGGGCATAACAACTTCTGGAACTTTCTCATCTTCCATAAATTCTCGCAAATTTACAAGACACTGTTCATAGTCCTTCAAAGTTGGTTTTCCATCACTACGCAATTTTGTGACTATAGAAATTAAATCAAAGCTAAAACCTTTAATTGTACAAGGTACACTCAATACAGTACCAATTTGAGGTTCTCCACATAATTCTTTCAAACTTTCACGCACACTAGGATCTTGCCGAGTTATATAACCTGCAATACCTTTTGACATACCATAATCAGCAGCCACACAATGAACACGGGGTAAATTTGGACAATATCGACTATCAAATATATCTTGTTTAATAAAATGACTCTTAAAATCTACATTCTTGTCAGGATATTCCCTACGAATTTTAGCTAATTCAGTTTTACTATGTACAACACTCTTAATTTTATCGGTTTCTACAATTTGTAACTTGCATGGCATATTATCCCCGGGAAAAGTTGATAAACAAGACTGTTGAGAACGAATCATTTCAACAAATTTTATAGGTTCATCTCGCCGTTTCACAAAAACACTACCACTATTTTGTTTCTTTTTCAAAATATAACGTTTCTTTGCTGGACGCGAACCAATTTTAGAATTATTTTCAGATTGCTGTTCCTTATCACCTATTATCGTACTTACTGCTTTATCCTTAAAGAAATTTAACATTTTAAAGAAATATATAACTATCATACCAGTAACAGCCAAACTGCTCCACACACCCAATGTAGAACCAGCCAAACATGCAGTTAGAGCTTGAACACCATCTAAAAATGAAGATATATCAATACCTAAAGAACTCGTTAAAAACAATAAAGCTCTAACTAAAGGTTCTGTCACACACACAGTCATAAAACGAGTAATTTGCACAAAACTTGACACAATACGATTAAAAAGCTCTAAATATAATACAGATCCTTTAAATAAAGTCCGTAGAAAACAATTCTCTATTTCTTCAGCTCGGATACCAAATCTATTAAAATCAAAAGACTCTGTATAACTTGAAAAATCAAAAATATGTTTAAAAGCAGCAGTATACAATTCAGCTTCAAAACCAAACCAATCTTTAAATTCACCACGTCGATTATATGGATTATTAGGATGAGAACTAAAGAAAGACTGCCATGTTTTTGCACCACCATTAAAATAATTTCCAAATTGTCCACTAGTTGAATTTTGCTCTTCTGGATATGGTAAATTAGTTGGAGGGGTTCCTTGTGGAACAAAATCTCCAAATAATACACCACGATCCATAAAATAATAAGCTAAATAATTTGAATCTATTACTGAACCATTAAAATTACACACATCCACCTCATGGATAATCATATCCTTATAAAACACGAATTGAGATTTTTCTTCGTCAAATAAAATAAACTCACATTTATTCAATTCATCCAGTAAATTATCACTCATTCTTTGCACAGGTGATCTTAAACGATTAATATGTTTCAAAATATATAACGGTACATTAATTAAATCCTGATACTTCGTAGTAAAAACTTGTATAGACATTTGACCATGATCATTATCTGGCAGATTATCAAAAGTAATTATAGAATGACGTAATAAGCTTGGCAAACCTTTATATAAGTCATTCATAGTAAATACAATTTTTCGCTCTTGGTAACATTTTGAAACAAAAGGATACCAGTCAAATACTCTATCTTCATGAGTAATTTTACTTAAAACATCAAGATTAAACCTATCATCTAATAATACAGTACTATTTGCATGTCGTGGAGCTTGATGAGTATAACTACTATGCAACTTATTTACACGATCCATATGTAGAATAGCATGACGATATAAAACACTTTTAATTTTAAAGGCAATATCATCCATTCCACGATTTTCATCTTTCGCACCACATTCATTACATGGAGTCAATAATTGTCCAGTACCACTCACACGATGTTTATAAAAATCTGAGCCCTCACCAATATGAAAATCTAAATGAGAAAAATTTTCATCATACGCATCAGCAGGAGCACTATTTTTATTAGCATGAACTAAAATATGAAAGCGATTATACAAAGCATCTAAATTATTTATAGTAACACTATTAACAGGCGGTTTATTTGCAGAAGCAATAAAAATTCTTGCCTCATAAGGACGACCCTTACAATGTAATTCTGCCTGTTTGGTTGGCAATTTCTTAGGGCTTATAAAATTTAAAATTGCAATATGATCTTCTTGATCCGCAGCAGTAAAGATATCATCAACACTATGAATTTGCTGACCATGATACCCCTCATCATATTCATCACGGGTATTTTGATCCCAAATACACCAATTCTCAATGTCTGCAAATAAAGATAACATATTTTGAGGATCTGTAAACGTATCACTATTCATATCTTCCTGTATTAATCGGATGACACGTTTTATAATATCAGTTTGCAAATGAGATTTACCTATTTGAGATTCTCCCATAATTAACACACCAACGGGGATTGGACGAATACCAACACTATCACGAACTTCATTAACCTCTTTACGCAACTTACGTAATCTACCTGACATTTGAATAATTTCAGCCAAGAAATTTGTATTAACAAACTCCTTATATTTTTGAGTCGTACAATCTTTCTCTAGTTCTATTAAATTATTACACATAACATCAAATTTACTATAAACTAGTGGAGAAATAAAACTAGTAGGACGAGTTAAATATAACTGCTCATATGCTGTCATCTCTTCAATCAAAAGAGTAATTCTTTCTTTTAAATTTTCAATGGTTGACATACGAGCAGACGTAACAATACCCATTTCATGCAATAAATCTTCTAAAGTTTCAAAAACTTCAGTCAATTGTTTTGCAGCAACATGGGCTTTAGGAATATATTCTAATAATGAATTTTTATACACTCCAATTTCATAACCAAAAACAGTCGCCAAAAATCCAGCCAAATAAATTAATTTAGATGAGTTAGTCGGCGCCTGATGATGTAATTGTTCTGGTTGTGCCATGAGTTTTTGAATTATAGTTTTCGCTACAAAACTTTCTACTCCTAACAAACCAGACACAATTAAAGTATTAGCAATAAAATCAGAAAGACTCTCTGAATGAAACAATTTAAGCAAAGATGTTAATAAACTAGCAGGATTAGACATACTACGTTTAACAATACTAGAAATAAAAGATTCTTTTTCCAAAATACCTACAACATCCTTTACTTTTTCTCCTACTTCATCAATTTTTGCAGTAAAACTCTCAGTTACATCAGTTAATTGTGTATTAATAGTAGTTTCAATTCTTCCAAAATTTCTTTCAAAAGATTGTTGAGTATACACTCCAGTATCTTCAACTGACTTAACAATAGAATCTGTAATTTTATTTCCCATAGCAGGAATAAAATTACTTAAACCATCCAAAATAGGTTTACGAGCCAAATACAAAACCGCCGCCAAAGGACTAAAATAAGCTACAGACGCTGCAAGTGCTACCTCTTTGACAACTTCCATTGTAAAATCACTAGGTGCCTGATGTTGAAGTGTATAATATTTACGCAATTTTTCAGAAAATCCAAAATAATTTAAAACAAAAATTTTTATAACTGAACGCCATTTCTTATAAAATTGATTCTCTTGTAATTTACTTTTTCCAAAACACTCTAAGATAAAACTTCTTATCAAATTTTTATCATCATCATTAAAATCAGAATCATTTAAATAAAAATTTAATAATTCAATTATAAAAATGCGACGACGCATCATTAAAATATCCAAACGTTGTTTTGCAGAAAAAGAAAGATGTTTAAGTTTTTGTTTAATCAATGGTGGAGTTTCCTTCTTACGCACAACGAACTTACGAGAAGTACGTTGTTCATCCTCCTTATACCAATGCTTACATACATGGGTTGAAAAATCTTTAATCCAGGTCGAGTCAACAGGTTCCTTTATAACCACATTATTTACTATTTTCTTAAGCTTTAACTTAAGAGATGGAGAAAATGAAGGTGAAGGTGTATGAATAGGCCCATATTTAACTATAGATCTCTCTTCTACAGTTAACTCTACACGCTCTACAACTGGTACACACACAGACCAGTCAGGGCAAGGGAGGGGAGGGGGGATTGGAGCAACAACTAAATCCTTTGTTAGGGTATAGCTTTGTCCAGCATCATAGGACACAAACTTCCATCCAACTGCATCAAATGCAGACTGGAACGTCTCCAAGAATTCTTGGGGAATAGCCATTTCAATATATTGAAATTATTACAATTC